TAATTAACAATAAAAACAAGGAGTCATAATGGCTAAAAAAGAAAAAGAACAAAAGCCTGTTTTGAGCTTTGATGGCGAAGAGTACGTTATCGAAGATATGTCTGATGAACAGAAACAGATGCTAAATCATATTAATGATATGCAGAATAAACTCAATACCAATGCGTTTATGAAAGAACAATTAGAAGTTGGTAAAGAGGCGTTTATCAGTATGCTTCGTAACTCTCTAAAATCCGAAGAGGAACCTGAAGAGGTAGAAGCGGAAGCATGATTGTAAGAAGGTGCAGTCAGGGTCATAAAATACGCTTATACCGTAACAGTACGCCCGGTGTTTCTAGAACTAGGAAATACAAAGATGGAACGACAGAGACTCTGGCTTATCCTTCTTCATTTAATTATTTTGTAATGGTGGATGATAAGATAGAAAAGAAAACAAATAGTTTTAAAAGTGCAGAAGAATTTTATCACGAAGAATGTGGTAAAAAACACAGCAACAGACATGGTCGTTTAATTATTGGTAAAACCAAATTAATTAATTGTGTAGCTACAGTTAAAGAAGACTATCCTTCTTCTTCTGACACAAAAGATGTAATAAAGAATTTTTTAGATATGAGAGATGTGGAATATTCAAACAGTGATTCAAAAGATAAGCTGTTAGAAAGGGTAAATAGTTTATGAAATTAGATTTTCATCATGGATTAATTAAATATTTAACATTAAATGGCTGGTTAGACCATTGGACTGCGGTTCACATGGCGGCTGGTGCTTTTATATGTAAAGTATCATTGTGGTGCGGAGCAAACAATTTTGAAGCAGTTATGGCTGTAGCGATAATAGGATTGTTGTGGGAAGTAGCTGAGTGGTATGTTGAAAACTGGAAACCATATGGTTCAAAAAGAAAATGGCGGAACAACACATTGTCTGATTTAATTGTAGAGATAGGATTAGCTTGGTGGATGGTATTGTAGATGGCAAAAAACTCTTTTATCAATTGGGAGAATGCACCGATAAAGAAAGAAGGCTTTATAGCTATCTTCATATTTATGAGCGGATTAATTGGAGAAGGTGTTTATTTTTATAATCGCTTTATTACATTGGAATCTGATATGATAGAAGCAAATACAAAGATAGAAGAATTATTATCTAAGCATATTGAAGATGAAGAAGAAGAGTTTGCAAAGCTGGAAGAACGAGTAAAGTTTTATGAGAAAGAATTTAATATTAATCCATTAAGCTGGAGAAAAAAGAAGAAGTGAAAAAAGCTTGGGATATAATAGAATTTATATTAGTTCTTCTTGTCTTTAGTTGTTTAGGGTTGGCTTTTATAGCGTGTGAAGATAAGTATTTAACAGTTGAACGTAGAGTTGTTGATGCGGAAAACAATATCCCTATTTATTTTTATGCTGAAGCTATAAACGCAGAAACTGTAAACACATGGAAACCAGTATTTACTTATTTTATTTATCAAATGGAAGAAGGGGCATACGATGCCTACTTTCATGCTTATTGTATGTTAGAAGATAGTGTTATATGGTCAGGTGTTCAGCCAATTGAAATAGAAGGCGGTAAAAAGATTTGGGGAGAATATGTAGCGGAAGGGGCAAACTTTAGCCCCGAATGGATTGTAAATGTTACTCCAATGGCTTATGTAAGCGTGGAGAGATAGATAGTGAGGAAATTTTATGGCAGATATGTATGCGGAATATGGCATAGTAGGTGTTATGGTCATATTATTTTCTGGAATGCTTTATTGGTTTAGGGGGTTCGTTGATACACTTATTAACAATAAAATGGAAGACCTTGAATCGGAAATAAAGCAAGTTCAAGATATTGCAGAAAATGAGATGCAACAGAATAGAGAAATTTTAGTGAAACTGATAGATAGATGGAATAAAGAAGCTCAAAATTCAGACAGAAGACATGAGGGCTTAATTGAAAATGCAGAAAGAAGACATGAAAAATTAACTTTTGAGTTGAGGACTCAGAGTGAAACCCTTAATTTTCTTAAAGGAAAACTTGATAAAAATTGAAGAAAATGAAAAAAACAAGAATTGGTAACGGAAGAGGAACCAAAAGTAAATATAAGACTTATCGTGGACAAGGCGGTAGGAAGAGATGAATAAAAAAGAAGTTGACAGTTATCGAGAAGGCGTACAATCTAGGCTAGAAGAATTAGCTGTGTTAAACGCAAAGCATAGCCAAGATATAATATATGTTAAAGAATCTCTTGATGAGGTCAAAGGAATGTTAAAAGAACAAAATGGTCGTGTTCGCAACTTAGAAAGTTCTGTATCAGGAATAAAAGCTATTGGAGCTATGATTGCCGCAACTTTCTCTGGTTTATTCGGCTATTTCTTTACGAAAGGAAGTTAAAATGGACTTTAAATCAATGTTAATGGATTTGGCTGAAGCACAAGCAGATAAAATGAAGGGCGAAGCAATGGGCTTTCTTGCTTCTGATGAATTTGCAGACCAGTTAGCGTCAAAGATTAATGAAAAAATAGACATACCATTTGTTTCAGAAGAAAAAGAACAAGTGTTTTTTGAAAAGATGGTTGATTTAGTAACAGATATGTTAGAAGGATTCTTTAAAGGTAAATAATGGATGAATCACAATTAAAAGATTTAATTGAACGAGTTCTTAATAAAATAGAATTATACTCTCCAGAAGCGTCTGATTTAGTATTTAAGACGTTAAAAGTGGAGAGCCTTTTAAAATATGTTCGTCAAATAAAGGGGATTGCGGTTGGCTTTGGACAATGCGAACCATGGGTTGCAGTAGATATATGTAAGAATTATTTAAAGTATAGACCCGACTTAATGAAACAAGTTGCGGATACAATAAACGTGAAACTGTCATACTTCACTTTACCAAAAGAGGAAGATTGGGCATGGATATTAGAAACAAACATAGCCGCCATGATTTCATTTTGTCGGTTGCATTACAGAAGAATACCAAAAGCGTTACCAAAAAAGAATTTAGACGAACAATGGATTTATTATAAAAAATATTATAACACAGAGCGTGGCAAAGCTACAAACGACCACTGGATGGAAATATTATCATAGGAGTAGAATATGGCAACATACGCAACTGAAAGAGAATTAAAAGATGTTTTTCCAGAAGTAGATAACTTCGATACAAAAACACCTATATATGGATGGGTACAGCATAGCGGTTCGCTGTATAGGGCTGATAATTGTGGTCTTATAACACAGCTTTTTGTGGACGGGCAAGATTTAGGAGCCGCAGAAGCAAATAGTGGTGAGGTAACCGCAAATGGAGAGTGGTATTATGAATCAACTTTAGATGCCGCTTATTACTACAACAGTGCAACCAACCCAAATGATTTATTAATGGAGTCTGGTGAAGACTTTGCTACATTAAAAACAAGATTTTTAGCAAACGCATCAAAATACTTAGATGCAATGCTTGACGGTAATCTACCTAGAGAACAGTTTAAAGATGAATCAGGCTCATACGATTACATTATTGTCAGGGCAACGGCTTTAATTGCCTCTGCCTTTTTAATTAGGTCACACGACCCTACCTCCGAGGTAGCTTCGGCACTTATGGATGAGGCTCAACAACTCATTGACTCCCTGAACAGCGGTAATAGCCGTTTGTCTTGGCAAACAAGTGGTGATTCATCCAAAGGTGTTATAAGAGAAATGTCTGTAAGTGGAAACTTAAAGATTGTAGATACAAGGGGTTCTTATACAGGAATATATGATAAGATTAAAATTATTATATCAAACGCTGGAGCCATAGGAACAGCTAAATACGATGCGTATATAGGTAATGCAGACAATTTAAAAAGTAATCAAGTGGTTAGCGACAGGGTTATTAATGGACAATATCAGCCGTTAGCTAGTGGATTAGAAATAAGATTTTCAGGTTCTGCTGATAACTCAGCGGCAACCTTAAACGATGAGTGGGAAATAGAAGTATTTGGACAGACAGAGCACGTTGACAACAGTAGTTCTATACGTTCCACTCGCATGAGTAGAAGATTTGGATAAAACGAATTGCAGTATAGTAATTACGATATGCAAATTATAGATAGATAAATGGCGATTTCTTTTACAAATGTATTTAAGGATAAAATTCTTGATACAGTAAGAAGTTTCTTGAACACAGAGTTCGCTGGAACAATTCCTGTTTATACAGGTAATTTTAAGAACATGGGAAGTCAATTCATAAGAATGACTCCTATAGGCAATGACCTTGTTGATAATTTAACCAGTGGGGAAATTAGAGAATATATTGTTGAAGTAGCTTATTATTTTAAAGAGAAATCGGTTAAGAGAGATACTTGGGAGCATATACTTCGTCAAATATCTCGCATGGAGAATTTGTTTAATGACAATTTGAATAACACCTACTTTAATGGGCGTTTAGTTAGTATGCGAATCAACGAATTAGAAGATGAGGAAGCAGAAATTGAAGGCTTAAACGCAGTTAAGTGGGAGTTTAGAGCGATGTTTTTAAGTAACGTATCTTAAAGAACGAATAGTAGGAGTAGGATATGAAAGTAAAATTAAAAGACAGCAACACAAGTTTGCCTAATTGCTGGAAAGAATGCGGATGTTCTTTTGAAGACTGGCAAAAATTACAAGAAGGTGAAGAAATTGATGTTAAATCCATATCTATTGGTGTTGAGCATTTAGTAAAAAGCACATCTTCTTCAAATAAAAAGAAAGGAGATAAATAATGGCAACTGGTATAGCAACTTCACCAAAAGAATATTCATGTTGGATAATAAGTGAATCAACGGCTGGAACCTCTGCTTTACACGCATCCAATATGTATCAGTTAGATGTTGACTCGATAGCTTACCCATCATTAAATGTAAATCAAACTTTAGATGTTAAATCAGGTCTAGGGAGAACTCTTAAAGATGAAGATTTTTTTCAAGACAATAAAATAAGAGTTGTAGAACTATCTTTGTCGGGAACATTACACAACGATGCTGGTCATCTAATTTTGTTGAGAAATATAGCAAACGACTATTCTGGCGATGTTGATATTGCGTCAGGGATTCAACCTCCAACCATAAAATATGGTGCATCAAATGCTACGGCTGGAGACACTTTTACGCTTGTAATTAAAGGGGTTGACCCTAGCGTGGCGGCTGGCACCGCCCTTGATGATAGCCAT